CACCGAATGGACTGTCCGGGAATCTTCACGCACACACCGTCCGTGAGGAGGTTGACGGGTCGATCACCGTAAAGCCCGGCGACGGGTCGAGTAACTCTATCCTCGTCAACGGTGGCGACCGGGGCTCCTGGCACGGGTATATCACTCGTGGCCTTTGGTGGAGTCTCACGTCCCTCGACCCCGAGGCCGGACGATGAGCGGCGGGCGATGCCCGGAATGCCGAGCCGGGAAGCACGGAAACTGCACCGGCTGGGCGCTCGGTCCGGATGACGAGATGGTGGCGTGCCCGTGTGAATGCCAAGACGGTCTCGGCGAGATCCGGGACTTTGGGCAGATCGCGACCAAGGCCGCAGAGAACATGCGCCAGAGCATGGAGCGCTTTAACCGGGAGCGGAGCAAGAAGGTCCGCCCGGGCTCGCTCCTCGGGCACCTTGATGACGGTCTGAATGCTGGCTTCCCGGCTGGTGTTATCTCGGCGCTACCTCTCGGAGATCTCCCGAGCGCTCCCGAGATCCCGCGCTGGGATTCGCCCGAGGGCCTGCGGAAAGCGGCTGAGGGATGGCCGCGCCTGCTCCGCGCTATGGATGCCAAGCCGATGTCTCCGGAGGCTTGGGCGGCCATGCTCGGGACACCTCCCGATGCCGAGCCTCCGCCAGACGGGCCATAAATCCATTTTGTTTCGGCGGAATGGGTTCACACTAATTCACCAGAAATCCTGTGCATTTCCCCATAGCGCTGCAATAAAAGCAGCCCGCGCCGGAGCCGGGCAAGGGTCTAGGGGTCAACACACATCCACACATTCCACACATTTTCACACAATCGTTCCTCAGATCTCACACAATATTGTGGGGGAACTCACACAATAATGGAAAAGGCCCTCAGGAAACTCACACATTTATTGTGTGAAGATTGTGTGGAATGTGTGGCCGTGAAAGTTCGGGAGGATCTCGGGGAGCCGGCAGGCGGGCGTATCGGAAACAACCCGGGAAATTGTAAGGTAAAAGGTATATAAGCAGTTTGTATAGTCTTCTTCTTCTTCTTCTGTATATAGGTGTTTTGTTGAGGAGGGGGTCAATGTGAATTCTCCGGTAGACTCGTGAATATGAAAAGCATCTATGAGGATCTGTTCGGGGTCCGGCATCGCGGTCCGGGTCGACCGGGAACTGAGACCATGTTCCCGGGTGCTGGGGTATCTCGGCTGATTGCGGATGTCGCTCGGCGACGCGCGTATGCCGTGGTCCATGAGGAGGAGAAGGAGCGTCTGATGGAGGTGTTCGCCGTGGAGCGCGAAGTGCTCAAGGCTCGCGGCGTTGAAAGGGTAATGAAGGACATCGGCAAAGGCGCGGAAGTGCCCTTGCCTGGCGAAGGCAAAGGCGCGGAAGCGTCTGGGCCTGAGAAGGGAGCCTGACATGGCAACAGGACGGTATGAGACTGAGTACGGTGGCGGGCCGGGAATCCATGAGTCAGATCCGGACGGCAACCCGCGCAAACTCTCGGTCGGTGAGGAGGCCCTCAAGATCCGCATGGCCGGTATCCGTGACCACGGCATTCTGGAGGCTCCGAGCGTTGTCCATGAGTTGGGCTCGCCGGGCGGACCGTTTGGAGAGGTTATTGATGATGCGTGATTTCCTGAGGAATGGCGGCGTGGTGCGGTATCGGCGAGGCGAGCGGCGAGCGAACGCTCTGGTGATGGACATGCTTCTGGGCGATGGAGGCGAGGATGGCGGCGAGGAGACCGATGTCCAATTCTATGAGATGGTTGCGCTCGGCTTTGACCTTGATACGGTCGCGAACGCCGACACGCGGATTGCGGACTTGCTGCAGTCGACTGTTCGCGACACCGTAGGCCAGGGCTTGGGTGTTGAGCCGGTTGTGGTTGATGATGAGACGCTCTCGGCGCGTATCGGAATGACCGTTGAGAGAAGTGCTGGCGCTGCTGGCTTGGTTCCTGGTTTGGTTTCTGGTGCTGGTTTGATCTGGGCTGATATGCGGAACTCGGCTGCTGATCCTCGGCGAGACTTTACGGTCTCGGGCGCAGTGGTCCGGGCTGCTATTGTCGATCTCGGATGTAAGCCGGTGGTGGTTTGGCACTCGCATTTGCAGAAGGTCGGGCCGAGCGATGAGGATGTGATGAATTTCCCGGGCTGGCTCGCCGAGCGGGGCTCCATCTATACGGTCCGAAGCAACGTCACAACCATGTACGGCAATTCTGTCGCCAAATCCTCCGCTAGTCCAGAGCAAGCAGAAGGCTCGCGACATGGGTAGTGTGAGCCGACGGCGACCAGATCAGAGGCCGTTGACCAGGCGCGTGTCGACCAAGGTCCCGGACCGCTACCTGATGTTCATCGCTGGCGAGATCTCGGTGGAGGATCTGGACGATGAGGAGATCTTCAGAGGCCAACTCCGCAACAAGTCAGGATCATTCGCAGGCCGTCCACCAAATTACGTTCCGCGCGAGTTCGCCATCGCAGTACAGCACGAGGCCGCGCGGCGCTTCATGGCCGAGATCGGCGGGCTGGTTCCCGAGAGCCTCGCCGCAGTGCAGCGCGTCCTGGAGAAGCGGCACCCGCAGCCCGGCGACGGCGCGACGGTACAAGCCGCCTTCAAAGTCTTGGAGCGGTTCGCAGGGCGAGTTCCTGAGACGCTCCGGCTGGACACCGGGAAGGTCTCCAAGTGGGATGAGTCGGTGCAGCAGGTCATCCAAGAGGAGATCATCGACGCCGAGATTGTGGAGGAGGAACCATGAGCCAGATGCGCTTGTCGATCACTACAGAGCCGAGCCCGGAGAAGAACACGCCGCCAGAGGTCCGGATCTCATTTGACCCACGGGAGGATGGCAATGTGGAGGTCGCTCTCCACTCGGTCGGCTTCACAGACAGCGGCGCGCTCTCCCGGGCGCTCCGAGCGGTCGCCGACGCAATCCCTGGCGAGGAGTCCGGGCGGCGCTTCCGACCGAGGCCGCTGTGAGCGAGCCCGAGGCCGACACGCTAGTGGCGATTGACGCCGCTATCAAGGCCCATGTCAAGGCCATGTTTGAACGGGATGACAGCATCGATGTCCTCTCTCTGGTGACCGGCTGGGCAGTTGCCTTTGAGGTCCAGTCTCTGGAGGCGGGCGTGGTGGTCTGGGGCAACGACTATGCGGTTGCTGAGACTACCTCGCTCAACTCCTCGGTCGGGCTCGCGGTCTGGCTGGCTGATGAGTTGCGCGAGATCCGAGCCGACGCGAATGAGGAGGATGACGAATGATGAACGTATCGGAGTTACTGAAGGCGCACGAGATCCACGGCATCACCTGCTCTTGCGGATGGGAGGTCGTGGCCCTGGGGAAGTCCATCGCGAAGGAGTACCGCAAGCACCTGATGGAGGTCGCTGAGGAGAATGGCCAGGAGCCCGAGGCTGGCAAAGAAGCCGCACGCGCCGAGGTAGGCCGGGCCATCTCCGCATACGCCGCCATAGTGGTCCGGGAGCGCTCTGAGGACGCTCACGAGCACGACTGTGAGGAGCCGGAGTGCGAGGAGGGCGTGGACTATGGGCCGGATGCGTTCGTGCTTGGTTGGGCGGTCGCTCTGGAGTACAGCACCATCGCTCTGGAGAAGGCCACAAAGTCCGGGAACATCCACATCGTCGCCGAGTCACAGGCGTTTGCCACCTCGGTCGGGCTGTTCACGATGGCCGCTCGGGAGTTCTGATGGACGAGAGCCGAGTGCTGAAGGTCTCTCAGTCTGAGGCGTTTGAGATCGCACGATACACGCCGCACGAGATCCAGAGGCGAGCCCACGCCGCTCGCGCCACGTCCCGCTTCCGGGTGATGGACGCCGGTCGACGGTTCGGCAAGTCCGTAGTGGGTGGCCACGATCTCTATGCCGCTGCCTTTGATGCGTACGCTCGCCGGGCCGAATATGAGCCAAAGGGCAAGCGCGCGGAGTACTGGATCGTGGGACCGGAGTACACGGATGCAGAGAAGGAGTTCAGGGTGCTGTACAACGCGCTCCTCCGCTCCGGCGCAGAGTTTGACAAGCCCGGAACCTACTATGACGTGGGCGGCGGGAACATGCACATCTCGCTGTTCGGCGGGCGCTACCAAGTCCACGCCAAGTCCGCCAAGTACCCGGACACGCTGGTTGGAGAAGGGCTCCACGGAATCATCATCGCCGAGGCCGCCAAGATGAAGGCGAGCGTCTGGCCAAAGTACCTCCGGCCTATGCTTGCCGACTATCGCGGGTGGGCGCTGATGGCGTCGACCCCGGAAGGCCGCAACTGGTTCTATGACTCCTTCATGCGGGGCCAAGATCCCGAGCAGCCGAACTGGTGGAGCGTCCGGGCTCCGGCGTGGGCCAACCCTCACTTGTTCCCGCTAGGCCGGATGGACCCCGAGATCCTCGACATGGAAGGCGACATGCCAGAGGAGAAGTTCAAGCAGGAGATCGGCGCGGAGTTCACCGAGTTTGTCGGGCGGGTGTTCAAGGACTTTGACGAGGAGACCCACGTTGGCAACTATCGCTACAACCCGCGCTGGCCTCTGGTGATCGCGACAGACTATGGATTCACCAACCCCAACGTCGCGCTATTCATGCAGTGGGACAACTGGGACAACGTCTGGATCTGCGCCGAGTATTACGCGCACAACCGGACCTCGCACGAGTTCGCTGAGGACATCCTCAAGGACCCCATCCTGGCNCCGCTCGCCCGAGCCGCCACGCTCCTGTACCCAGACCCGGAGGACCCGGGAGCGACCGCGACCATCGCCAAGGCCTGGGGCGTAACACCGCGAGGCAACACCGGAGGGCTCCTCAAGGACCGTCTGGACCTAATCCGNCGNTGGCTCCGNCCGCAGCCCTTAGAATTGGAGGACGGGCACCCGGAGAAACTGCCCAAACTCCACGTCGACTTCTCCTGCCGGAACACCATCCGCGAGATGAGCGAGTACCGCTACCCGGAGACCCGGGATGAGGTCCGCAATCCCGTGGAGAATCCCGTCAAGAAGGATGACCACACGACAGAAGCGCTCACCCGCTTCTTTGGCGGCCATTACGGCAAGAAGGCCGGAGTGTCTGTGCCAGCCAAGGTATCATCCGCGCGCATCAGGCGGGCGCGGTAGGATCGACACAGAACAGGAGGCTGATCATGGGCGGCAAACCAAGTAAGGGAACCAAGCGCGATAAGCGACTCAAGGAGAACAAGTAATGGCAACAGCGACCTTCAAGAGCCCATACTCATCGGCGCTCCCGTTTGTCTCTCAGGCGAGTATCGCGACGTGGTTGCCCGAGTATGACGCATACCGGACCGCTGCATATGGGCTGTATGATGACTTCTACTTCAACAGCCTGGACTCCTCCTCCACGCTCATCCGAGGCACCGATGACAAGCCGGTACTTGTGCCGACCGCCAAGCGGCTCATCAAGACGCTCTCGCGGTACATCGGGCGCAACTGGGGCTTCTCCATTCGACAGGCGCCAAACGTCGGCGCGGAGGTCGCTCCGACCTTGGATGACGCGACCCGGGAGGAACTCGCTGGCATCCTCTCGGCGCTCTGGGTCCGGGAGAACTTGGAGCAGAAGTTCACAACCGGGAAGCGCTCCATGCTCCGGCGAGGCGACTGGATCTGGTACGTGCACGCCGACCCGCTCAAGCCTCCCGGCTCCCGGATCTCCATCGACGTCATCGACCCGTCGACCTTCTTTGTGATCCTCTCGGAGGAGGACCCCACCAACGTCACCGGCGTACAGATCGTGGAGCAGTTCACGCTTGATGACGGCGAGACCGTCGTGGCCAAGGTCCAGCGCTGGCTCAAGACCTCGCACCCGGAGCACCCGGCCTACACCGAGGAGGGCGAGCCCGCATCCCGGGACATCGCCTATGACGTTCTGGCGTGGGAGCCTGAGGCGTGGTATGCTCCGGAGGATCGGAAGGCTGTGAGCGTCCCTTGGCAGGCCGCTCTGGAGGTCATCCCGGGCATCACCGCGCTCCCTCTGTACCACATCAAGAATGACCCCGCCGAGGGCGACCCGTATGGCCACTCGGAACTCTCCGGAGCCGAAAGCATTCTGGCGGCGATCAACCAAGGGATCTCTGACGAGGATCTCGCGCTGGCCATCTCCGGGCTCGGCATGTTCTGGACCGACTCCGGAGCGCCGGTGGACGCGGAAGGCAACGCGACCGACTGGGTGCTAGGCCCTCAGCGCGTCATCGAAATCGGCAACGGGAACAAGTTTGCGAGAGTCGACGGCATCACCTCGGTCAAGCCCTCTCAAGAGCACGTTGCCTATCTGGAGGGCTCCGCGTTCGGAACGTCCGGCGTGAATGACGTCGCGCTCGGCAAGACCTCGGGTAACACCAAGTCCGGCATCGCGCTCGCCATCGAAATGCAGCCGTTGTTCGACTATGCTGACGAGAAGGATGCCGTGATCAACGGCGTTCTGTCGCAGATGTTCCACGACCTCGTGACGATGTGGCTCCCGACCTATGAGGGCGGCGAATGGCCAGGCGCGGCGGTGCTCTCGGTCTCGGAGTCCGGCGACCGGCTCCCATTTGACCGCGAGGCCCGATTCAAGGAACTGACCGAAGGCTACTTGTCTGGCATTCTGCCTCTCGGTTACGTGCTCCGGAAACTCCGCGAGGAGTTCGGCTATGACTTCACCGAGGATGAGGTCAAGGCCGCGCTTGCCGCCAAGGCGAATACCGACGCCACGAGTGCCGACCCCTACGCCGACCGCGTGACCCAGGAGAGCGCGGATGGCGACGCCCAAACCACCTAGCAGTGCGAACTATCCGCTGACCCAGTACCTCAAGGTGGAGCAGAAGTTCATGCCGGAGGTCAACGCCGCTCTCCAGACCTCCCGGGCTCAAATCGCAGATCGGCTCTCCTCCTCCACGCGTCCGCTCTCGGATCTCTCGCGGGCTCGCCTCCAGGCTGAACTTGAGGCAGTCAAGGCGCTCTCCAATTCCGCGTTTGACACAATCGGAAGCGTCGTGACTCGCGGGCAAGGAGCGGCGATGAGCGCGGCGTATGACACCATCCACGACTATGCCAGGCCGCTCCTCTCCACGACGATGTCGGCAGAGGTCATGGAGGCATTCTTCCAAGGAGAGAGCCGACGGGCGGCGGCGGGAATCCGGACCTACATGGACCGGCTCGGCGGCTCATACGTCCCGCTGTCAGATTCGGTCTACAACTCCAAGGCGTGGGTCAACAATCAAATCAACAAACGGGTCGATGTTGCGCTAGTTCGCGGGCTCTCCGCTCGGGAGTTCGCGGGCTCGGTGGTGGATCTTGTCAACCCAAACACGCCGGGCGGCGCAAGGTACGCCGCAAACCGGCTCGCCCGCACCGAGATCAACAATGCGTTCCACGTCGGCTCGGTCCGGGCGATGAATGAGAGCGGCGTTGTTGAATTGGTCGATTGGAAACTCTCCGGGAGCCACCCAAAGCCAGACCAGTGCAATGAGTATGCCGGTGACGGGCCGTATGAGGTGAACCGCGTCCCGAGTAAGCCGCACCCGCAGTGCTTCTGCTTCATCGTGCCGAACCTCCCGAGCCCGGAGGAGTTCCGGGCCAATCTCCTCTCGGGACGCTATGATGACACCTCGTGGGCAAATCTCGCTATATAGCGTTTGTCAATATTTCCCGGCATTTGGTCCGGGCGAGGTTCCATTGCGCGGCTTTGATTTCAGGTACGCTCGGAAGCGATATGACCCAAGGAGGGTAACTATGAACAAGAGCAATGAGGACGCGATGTCCGACCTGCTTGACCGTGATGTGAGCGCGATGCTGCTGATCGGATCTGAAGGCGATGAGGACGAATCCGCGACGGATGAGGACTCGGATGACCTCCAGGATGACGGCGACGGCGACCCCAAGGGCGATAAATCCAAGGACGGCGACGGCACCGAGGATGATGGCCAGGAAGATGATGCCGCGACGGCAAAGTTGAAGCGGACCATTACCAATTTGGAAGAGGAGCGCGGCAGGAACGCTGACAAGCGTGTTGCTGCGGAGAAGCGGGCGGAGAAGGCTGAAGGTGAATTGGCGGCGCTCAAAGCGAGCGGTGCCGGCGAGCCCGAAGCCAAGCAAGCCCTTGCGACTCTCACGGAAGAAGCGAACGGGCTGCGCGACCGAGTGCACGACATGGCTCTGGAAAACGCATTCCTGAAGGACAACGGACACGAGTGGCAGGACGCCAGCGCGGCGCTCCGGCTCGCCGATCTCAAAGGTGTAGAGATCGATGAGGATGGAAGCGTTCACGGCCTGGATCTTGCCCTTGAGAAGTTGGCCAAGGCTTCCCCATGGCTCCTGCGTGAGGCCAAGACCAAGACCGCGCCGAAGAAGTCCGGGAGCCCGAGCGGCTCCAAGACCAATCAGCAAAAGTCGGGCGATGCCGAGCGCAAGCGCAAGTACACATCCAAGTACCCGGGGCTGCGGCGCTAGTCGCTCCCCAATACATCACGGAAGGCAGGAGCAATAATGGCTCGTGTGGACAAGACGGATAGCGCCATCGGCGTCACCCGCGCAATCCTCAGCGCCGATATCGCACCCGCCGACTATGGCATTCCTGTAGGCGTTTCACTCAACGCCTCGGGCCTTGTCGTGGTTGGCGGAGGCGGTCAGACGGCCATCATCGGGATCTTGGTCCCGAACAAGTACGCGGCCACCCAGGGAGATCCCGTTGACATCATTCGCCACGGCGAGTTGGTCGACGTTGTCGGGCTCTCGGCTGGTACGGACATCTACGTTGACGCGACCACGGGCGCTCTCACGGAAGTGGCCACGGCTAACGTCGCGACCGGCTTCACCGTTGAGGCCGACCGACTCGTGCTGACCGGATTCTAGGAGGAACCGGAAATGAGCAA